GGAAAAGGACGGGCAGGCCAAGCTGTTCCGCATCCCGGAAACGAGCGCGACCAGCATCCATCGTGAAAAGCGCCTGACCATTGAGGCCCGCGCTGATAAGATTGCGGAGATTGTCGCTCGCGAGCCGAACGAGCCATGGGTCATATGGTGCGACACGGATTATGAAGCAGACGCGCTGACAGATCGCATCCCGCACGCCGTCGAAGTGCGCGGATCGATGCGGCCTGACGTGAAGGAGGAACGCATCACGGCGTTCTCTACGGGTGCGGCGCAGATCATCATCACCAAGCCAAGCGTCGCCGGGTTCGGGCTTAACTGGCAGCACTGCGCACGCATGGCGTTTGTCGGGCTAAGTTTCAGCTACGAGAGTTTCTATCAGGCCGTGCGCCGCTGTTGGCGGTTCGGGCAGATGCGGCCCGTCAACGTCCACGTCGCTATGGCCGATACCGAGGCGGCTATCTGGGACGTAGTTAGCCGCAAGGCGGGCGATCACGACGCCATGAAAGCGCAGATGGTCGCGGCGATGTCCCGCGCGTCGCGCTCCGTCTCTGAAATAGAAGACTACACCCCTATCCAGAAGGCCAAGCTGCCCGCTTGGATCGCCGCATGAATGTCATTGATCAGCATATCTCCGATCGCTTCGCAGCCTACAACGTGGACACGGTAGAGTTCACTGCGGCGATGCCGGCCGATAGCATCGACCTTTCCGTCTTCTCGCCGCCATTCGCGCATCTGTTTGTCTATTCGAGCAGCGAGCGTGACATGGGCAACGTCCAGGACTATGCGACGTTCGGCGCTACGTATCGGCACCTGGCACGCGATCTGTTGCGCGTCACGAAGCCCGGCCGCGTTTGCGCCGTTCATTGCAGCGATTTGCCGACTACTGCTTCCAAGGATGGCGTAATCGGCCTGTTCGATCTACCGGCGGTCATCCGCGAGGCGCACGAGGCGGAGGGGTGGGTCTATCACTCGCGGGTTTGCATCTGGAAATGCCCCGTCGTCGAGATGACCCGCACGAAGGCTCACGGGCTGCTCTACAAGTCATTCCGTCTTGATGCCTCACGCACGCGCGTTGGAATGCCTGACTATCTGATGATCTTCCGCAAGCCGGTCGAAGGGCCGACGAGCAAGACGCCAGATCCGGTCATCCATGACCCCGCCCGCTACCCGGTAGAACGCTGGCAGGAGCTTGCATCGCCCGTTTGGATGACGATCAATCAGACAAACGTCCTCAACGTCAAAGTCGCGCGCGAAGACAAGGACGAGCGGCATCTGTGTCCGCTGCAACTCGACGTCATCGAACGGTGCGTGGAGCTATACACGAACCCTGGCGACACGGTTTATTCGCCGTTCATGGGTATCGGCTCAGAGGGATGGCAGTCTCTCAAGATGGGGCGGCGTTTCATTGGGACAGAGTTGAAGCCCGCCTACTATCGGCAGGCGGTTTTGAACCTCCAGCAAGCCGAGCGCGAAGGTTCGTTCGGCGATCTGTTCGCGGCCGGGTGAGCAATGATCTACGGCTCCGTCTGTTCCGGCATTGAGGCCGCGTCCGCCGCTTGGCATCCGCTCGGCTGGCGGCCCGCGTTCTTCTCCGAGATTGAGCCGTTTCCGCGCGCCGTTCTGGCGCATCGCTTCCCTGACGTGCCGCTGCATGGCGACTTCACAACAATTGAGGCAGGACAATATGAGCCAATTGACATTCTTGTTGGAGGAACCCCCTGCCAATCTTTCAGCATCGCCGGCCTCCGAGGCGGACTTTCAGATGGCCGTGGCAACCTGGCCCTCGAATATCTCAGGCTGGCTGACCGCCTGCGGCCCCGGTGGCTGGTCTGGGAAAACGTCCCCGGTGTCCTGTCATCGAACGGCGGACGGGACTTTGGTTCCATCCTCGGGGGCATGGGCGAACTCGGGTATGGCGTCGCCTACCGAGTGCTTGACGCTCAAAACTTTGGAGTTCCACAGCGCCGCCGTCGCGTCTTCGTTGTCGGATATCTTGGAGACTGGCGACGTGCCGCCGCGGTTCTTTTTGAGCGCCACAGCCTGCAAGGGCATCCTCCGCCGCGCCGCGAAAAGAGGGCGAGCGTTGCCGCCCTCACTGCAAACGGCGTTGGAACATGCGGCGCAGATGACAACCAAGGACAAGGCGGCCATCTGATTGCGGCCGACCTCGCGCCGGAAATCGTCGGCCAGGCCATGAGCGCAAAATGGGCCAAGGGCACGGCAGGGCCGGCAGGGGACGAGCATCACAATCTGATTTCGTGTCAAGTCACCCACGCCCTGCGCGGCGAGGGCTTCGACGCCAGCGAGGATGGCACCGGGCGCGGATGGCAGTGCGGTGCAACTCGCAGCCTTGAGATGAGCGAGAATTTCTCGCCCGCGCTCATCAAGTCGCAGACGCCTGCAATCGCCTTCTCATCCAAGGATCACGGCGCCGACGCTGGCGAGACTTCCCCGACATTGCGCGCGGGCGGGCATAGCAAGAGCCATGCGAATGCGGGCGTGCCGCCTGCCGTGGCCTTTGACCTTCGCGGCCGTGAAGGCGGCGCACAGTTTGAAGGCCCTCACGACAGCGTCAACATTCGGGCGGCGTCAGGCGGATCGTCGCGATCGTATGTCGCCAGCACCGCGGTTCGCCGCCTGACGCCCCGCGAGTGTGAGCGCCTCCAGGGATTTCCCGACGACTGGACGCTTGTCCCACATCGCGGCAAGCCCGCCGCCGACGGACCGCGATACAAGGCTTTGGGGAATAGTATGGCGGTCCCCTGTATGCGTTGGATTGGCGAACGTATCGCGGCTGTTGAAGCCCGCCTATTTCCGCCAAGCGGTTATGAACTTGAAGCAGGCCGAGGCGGAGGGTGGCGCTGGCGACCTTTTCGCTTCTGTTGGCTGACATGACCCGTCTCCCGCCCGCCGAGGCCATCCGCCACTACGCCGCGCACGGCATGGCGCGCGAAGTCCTCGCCCGGATCTACGGCGCCGAACCAGTCGCCCGCGTGATGGGCGATGATGAGCTGCGCGCCGCGACGCGCATCGTTGATCCGCGCTCGCTACCGTTTGGGGAACAACTGCGCCTCGCCCGCGAGCGCCAGCGCCATACCCAAAACATCGCGGCGAAGATCGCCCTATCGCCATGCGCCACAACCACTGAAATCGAGGGCTACGAGGGCGGCGACAAGCAGATCAAGGACAAGCGCCGCATCAAGCGGCTCTGCGATTACATCGGCGTCCCGGTCGCTGACATGATGCCGGCGATACTCGAGCACAACGACCGCGCGGCAAGGATGCGCGCCATCTACCGCGCGCCGACGCGCGTTGAAATCGCGGAGAAGCGCAAGCCGAAGGTCAAGCGAAAGCCGACGCGAAGCCGACTTGACCTGACCGATGCCGCGCTTGCCGAGGCCGTGGCGATGTGGCGGCGCGGCATGACCGTCGCTGAAATGAGCCGCGCGACCGGCGTGCCTGCCATGATCTACCACAGGGCGATGCCGAGGATCAGGGCGGCGGCGGCGCGAAGAGGATAGTTACAACGCCTCTCTTCAGGATTAAGGTTTGGTGTTGTAACTAAGCGGGGTTGAGCCCGCGTGATACAAGGAGCACATAAATGCAGAACCTCCCGGCGCGGCCGTCATGTCCAAGGGGTAACCCTAAAAGCGGCCGTCCGCCTATCCTTGTGCGGCTCAACACGCCGGGAGGGCCGACGCATGACTGAGGTCATCATCTCTACCGAACTGGACGATGATAGCCCGCTGTTAGACCTGGCGGCCGAGGAAGCCGTGGTCGGCGTGGCGCTCGCCCGTCCCGGCCTTCTCGACGTCATCGGCGCGGTATCGGACGCCGACTTCGCCTATCCTCGCCTTGCCGCGTGCTGGCGGATGTGCGCGATGATGCGCGAGAAGGGCGCGGCGCCATCCGCGCTGACAATCGGGTCATTCCTCCAGCGCGGGGAGGCCGCAGCAGGTCAGGAAAACAGCGACGCGGCGTCATATCTCAACGATCTTGCGCTGCAAGCCCCGACAACCGAGCACGAGGCCCGCGCCTGCGCCGAGAGGGTGCGCGATCTCAGCGCGCGGCGGCGGCTGGCATGGATACACCAGGCCGCGCTGGGCGACGCCGCCGCGCCGCAGCCAGACGAGACGCCGGCCGAACTGGTAGCGCGCGCCATCGAGGCGCTTCAATCTGCTGTCCCTCCAATCAAGCCATCGCGCGGCCTCAATGATGTCGCCGCTGCGATCTTGAAGCGTGCGTTCGATCCGAAGACCGCCGCCGCCGACGCCCTATGGTTCGGTGTCAAGGAGCTTGATGAACGCACAGGCGGCTTTATGCCGGGCGAGTTTATCGTGCCTGCCGGCCGCCCCGGCATGGGCAAGAGCCTGCTCGCCAATCGCCTGATACGCACTGCCGCCGAGGCTGGTGTCGGCGTGCTGGCATTCGAGCTTGAAATGTCGGACGAGGAAACCGCCGCCCGGCTGGTCGCCGATATGGTCCGCGATGCCGGGCATGAGGTCTGGTATTCGACGATTCGGCGCGGCGCCGTGGCGAGGTTCCACGCCGACGCACTGGCGGACTGCGCGGAGGACCTGACGCGATGGCCGCTTGTGATCGACCATCGCCCCGGGCTCACGACTGACCAGATCAGGCAGCGGGCGCGTGAGGAAAAGCGTCAGTTTGAAGCCGCCGGTCGTCGGCTGGGCTTGATCGTTGTCGATCATATCGGGCTGGTCAGGGCTTCCACCGACCGGCGCGGCAACAAGGTGGCCGAGATGACCGATGTGAGCAACGCGATGAAGGAAATGGCGAAGGAAATCGGCTGCGTCGTTGTCGGAGTGTCGCAGCTTTCCAGAGCCGTCGAGGGACGCGACGACAAGCGCCCGGTTCTTTCCGATCTGCGCGAATCTGGCTCAATCGAACAGGACGCCGATACCGTGATGCTGCTCTACCGCGAGGCCTACTATCTCAAGCACAAGGAGGCGACGATGGACCCCGGCGACTACCGCGTCGAGATGGATGCCTGCAGGCACACGCTCGAGGTGAACTGCGCCAAGCTGCGCGGGGGCGAGCCCGGCGTCGATCTGGT